TAGACATTCTTTGATTAGATTTACATTTTCTTCCCTATTTAATATTTTATTTAAATTTAAACAATTCATTTTATACATTTAAGAATATTCTTTTTATGTCTATTTTGACACATTTGTTTTTGCTTTAAAAACTCATTTAACGTATTATAGCACCTGATTGAGTCGCAATCAATACAAAAAAAAATTAAAAAAAATACATAATTTTTATATATAATATTTTTATGTATATAATTTTTAAATAGTATCCACTTTTCAATATTCTCGTTAATTAACTGATTAAACACAAACTCGTGGTCTTGTTTTATTACATTTCGAACATATGCTTCAAACCTATTTTTAATAAGATATGGTCTTAAATATTTATGGTGGAATATATAATTATCTTTAGTTATAAAGATAATTGTAGGAATCCGCAAATATTCCTTTATGATATATTTAATATCCTCAGGCATCATAGAAATATATCTCATTAATGTTTTATTTTGGTCTTTCATTAATTATTATAATAATTACTATTTATTATGTTTTATTACAAGGATTACTTACACCATAAGTAATACCATCCCAACTTACACCGCAATTATTTGCCCAGGTATATTTAGCACATAAACCATTTTGCCCTGTAAATTCCGATGTTGTAAAATCCATATTTAAATGTTTAGTTGTGGATGATTTACAAGTTCCTAAATCTTTTACATTTACGCATCTGTTTCCATTTCCTGAAATGTCTACCCAGTAGTCAGGACAATCGCCAATAACAGGAGGCCACGCTGCTAACTTTTGGTTTGAAATGGTTATTCCAACAACTACCAAAGTAATTACTAATATTAATACTGCCGCAATTATAAGTATTTTTTGAAAGGTTTCCATAATTATATATATAAAATAAATATATAATTTTTTCTATTTGAGTAATATAAATGAATTATTCGAATGGTAGAGTTGACTTAAAAAGTCCTAATACATCTGTTTTATTTAACATGTATGATAAAATCCCAGCAAATCAACCGACTACATTTAGAAACCCAACTTTGGGATTATGGAACGAAACCCAACTTTCCAATTGTTTTTTTTCTAAGGAAAATATACAAATAATACAAAACGGTATCAGAGTTGGAGTTTATACCAAATCAAATAATCAATATATAATAGGGTCACAAGACTACGATTCTTTAAAAATTATAATGAGAAGTATTTTTTTACAATATGCCGCAAATAAAAAAAACAATATCACATCACAAATACAAGAGTTAAATAAAATGGTTTTAAATTATTGTATTGAGAGTGTATATGGAGAGGCACAGGGATATATAAAATATTTATATGATGCGAGCACACTTGTGGTTCCTATTTCACATCCAGTTATGGCAAATAATTCCGATAAAGAACTTGTTCTTAAACCATGGTTTTAGATAAACAAATAAAAAATTATATTATAAAATTTTTATAATATAATTTACATTTTATTTTTACATTTTATTTTTACACGTAACCCCCATTTCCATTATAATAAAACTGGTTTAACCCTTTTACTTCTCGTTGTTTTCGTTTCTTTTACTAAAGTTATTTTAGTATTTTCACAAGAATTATGGTTTTCTCTATCCTGTTTATAAACAACATATTCTTTTTTCAACTGGATTAATTCTGTATTCCACATTTCTACAATAGTTCTATTTTTAATTTCATCTAGTTCGTTACATTTTTTGGTATATTCCGCAAATATTTTTTCGGCATTTTCCTCAGTAACACTATCCATAGGCATTTTTACTAAATACTTATATTCATTATCATCATCTATTATATCGTATCCTTTTGTTTTTAACATATCGATAACAACATCCTTTTTCTTCTTTCTTAAATCAATCGTATCATTTAATGTTTCGTTAATATATTTTTTTCGATTTAATAAAATAATTAGTTCTTTTTCTAATGTGTTTATCATATAGTCTTTTCTGGTTTGAAACATATTCAATCTAGTATCATAATATTCATCTATGATACTTTCTACATTCTCATACTTTTTTAATTTATCATGCGCGTTAAATAATCTCATATTTGTTGTGCTTGATGTTGTGTATAATTTAAATGTTTTTTCAAACAAAGAACATCCATAATCTGCTTGGGATGCTTCTAATTCTTCAAATTTACCTTTATTTAATGTTATGATAAAATCTATGTTTGTGTCCTTACTCATATCATCATAATCTTTTACAATAGGAATTATCTTTTTACCGGTTTTATCAACGCTTTCGGTTAACGACTCTAATAGTTCTTTAAAATCGTCAGTCCAAAACCCAACAGGTAATTCTGTAATACGAACCTTATCGGGTCCGACTTTTTCATATTTACCTTTAATTAAGTATTTTCCGGAAGTAAGTTCCTGAATTGTTCCTTTAAACCCTTCATAATAAGGTATAAATTTACAATTGAATACGGTGTTATTTAATTTACACATTAAATAGTCGATTATCTCTAACGGATTATAACACATTATTTCTGTGCTAAATCCTGTTCCGATACCTTTACTTCCATTTACTAATACCATTGGTATAATTGGAGCATAAAAGATCGGTTCAACCAAATTTCCGTCATCATTTAAATATTGTAAAATATTGTCATCCATTTGAGGAAATATAATACGAGTTAGTTTATTTAATTGAGTAAATATATATCTTTCCGACGCACTATCATTTCCGCCTTTAATTCTTGTTCCAAATTGTCCATTTGGCATAAGCAAATTTATGTTATTTGAACCAACAAATATTTGTGCCATACCAACAATTGCTGCGTTTAAACTTGCCTCTCCGTGATGATATCCGGATTGTTCCGAATCATAACCGGTAAATTGAGCAACCTTAATTTCAGTTGTTAAATTTTTTTTAAATGCGGAATATAAGATTTTTCTTAAACTAATTTTAAGACCATCCATTAAATTCGGGATGCTTCTATCACAATCATATTTTGAAAAGTGTATAAATTCTTTATTTATAAATTCATCATAAGATACAAGCGTTTTATTTGTATCTAAATAACTTTTTCGGTCGTAATTTTCAAGCCATTCCTTACGGTCATTTGCCCTTTTTTTATTAAATATCATATCAATCGCGTTGTTGCTAACGGTTCCGTTATGCTCAAACCCAACTATCTTTTTTGCTTCGAAATATTCACGAAATTCTTTACTGGTGCTTGTCCCCAACCCTTTATAATACTTGATTTTCCATCCTTTAAAATCATTTGTGGTTTTCCATAATTCATATTCTCCATCGTTATAAAATACCATATTTTTGTTTCCCTTATTTGCCTTTAATATTGGCGTATTCATAAACCCAATAAATCCAGGAATAAGTAGGAGGGAAGGCCATTCAGATTGGAATAAATTAATACACAACCCTTTAATATGGTGACCGTCTAAATCAGCATCAGTCATTATTAATACTTTGGAGTATCTTAAACAAGATAATATATTATCCGGTGTGTATTCTTTCCCGATTTCCAACCCCAATATTTTTTTGATTTCACAAATCTCTTTATTGTCGTTAATTTTTTTGGTTGTTTCTCCCAGGACATTCATTATTTTACCTTTCATTGGATATACTCCATATGTATTTCTATCTTCAGACGATAAACCAGATACTATACCTGCTTTTGCTGAATCTCCTTCACAGAATATAATGGTACAATTATTTGATTTATCAGTTCCTGCCCAATTAGCATCAATTAATTTGGGTATACCACGAATATTTTTGCTTTTTGTTCCATCTGATTTTTTTGATATTTTATTCTCCTTTAATTCTGTAATTGTACATGCTGAATCCATTACGCCCATTTTTGCGATTTTTTCAATAAATTTGTCGCTTATAACACATGTCGAACCAAATTTAGAGGATGGCGTATTCATGTAATCTTTGGTTTGACTATCAAACGAAGGGTTCTCAATGTCACATCTTAAAAACAGAAATAGTTGTTCTTTAATACTAACAGCATTAACCTTAACCTTTTTCTTCTTTTCTATATATTCAACCAATTTTTTAGTTATTTGGTTTAATATATATTCAACGTGTTTTCCTCCTTTTGATGTATGAATACCGTTTACAAATGAGATTTGAATAAACTCGTGTGTTGGAGACAATGCTATTGCGTATTCCCAACGCTCGCCATTTTCTTCATATACTCGTTTTACATCTGTTTTATTACCAATATATAAATCAATATATTGTTGGAAGTTTTTCACCGGAATTATTCCTGAATTGTATTTAACTTTTAAAGACTTATCGGTAATTGCCGCAACATCATATATTCGTTTTTTTAACAGTGATATAATATCAGGTGTTAAACTACTAATACCAAATCTTGCGTAATCAGGTTTAAATGTAATTTTTGTATATGGTTTTTTACCCTTACATTTAGTAATTTCAGGTTTACAAATCTCATCCAAATTATTTTTAAACTCTTGTTTATACTTTAATCCTCTAACGTGGTCTATTGTTTCAATCGACCCGAAGATAGACCAAACAAGAACCAATTTAAAACCAAATCCATTTTTACCTCCAACTATCTTCTTTTCTGTTTTATCGTAATTTGTAGATGTTCTAAGATGTCCAAAGATTAATTCAGGAATCCATATTTTATATTCTGGATGTTCGGCAACATCAATGCCGTTTCCGTCATTAATCATTATAATTGTTCCATCTTCTTGAATTGAAATGTCTATAAAAGAAACAGGTAACGTGTTCTCCGTATTATTAAGAATTAATTGTTGCATACGAATTACGTGATCACGACAATTCACGATGCCTTCATCAAATAACTTAAATAATCCAGGATTATATGTGATGGTTTTGTCTATAATTTTATCTTGGGTTTCATTTAAAATCCATAGCGTTGATTCTATGTTTTCGACTGAACCAATATAAGTATCTGGATTATCTAATATATGCTGTTTATCTGTTTTTTGTTGATATTTGTTGGAAAGGAATGCGTCAGTTTCGTTCATACTTTAATTATTAATGTAAGGTATTTTAGTTATTGTCTTGTGTTTAATTCGTTTTTATTTCAATTTTATTATTATGTAACATTATAATGAACCAAGTATCCGAGTGTAAAAACATATATTGTGTATGTAAAAAACGACAAATAAGCACAATCACATCAATAGAAAATAAAAAATTTAATCCTAATAATTCAAACATTTCAAACAAATTACGACAGGCAAGGATAATTTCTTCTAGTTTAGGAGGAAAACCGGTTATTTTAAATTAACAAGTATCATATTATTTTTTTCTCTCTTAATTTTATAAATGACTAGGTTTACAAAAACAGCAAATGGTAAATATAGCATACAAGGAAAAGTTTATGAATTATTATCAGGAACTCGCGCACAAGTATGGCACGGAACCGCGTATAAAACTAGTGGAGGACTTACTAAAAAAAACCTTTTTCAAAACAAAAACGGAAGAATCGTATCCAAAACAAAACATGCTTCATCTAAAAAGGAGATGCGATTATTGAAATTTGGATATGGAACCAAAAAGGGGAAATTTGGATTTGTTAAAGTTACCGGTAAATCAAAGAAAAACAACAAAAAGATGAAAGGAGGTAATGGTGTTAATTACGCATTATCTCCATCACATATTTCCGGAATTAGTAAAACGTCAGGAGTTGAACTTCAATTTATGGCTGGAAACGCAACCTCATAAATTAATTATATTATCCAATCATTAATGATAAAATTATCATAAACT